CAGTTAAAATGAATGGCGAACCATCAGCTTGATCCAAAGAAATGGACGTATTAAAGTTTGAACCTTGTTCTAGAAATAATTCTTGGTAACCAGCTGGCATTATTTAACCCCTTTTGAAGGTATTTATACTCAAAGGAAATGATAAAAAGTAAATTCGTTTTTTGGACTTTTGCATCTGTCGGAGAAAATTCTTGGGCCGGAACGCAAAAATTCGAAATTTGTAGTTAAATACTATTTTTCAATTCTTTAACTTCTGCACGTAATTCTTTGATACCTTCGATTAATAATGGAACTAATTTTTCGTAATGTACTGTTAAATATTTATTGTTGATTGGTGCAGGTACAACTATGTCACAGTCAGGAAGTTGTTTTTGAACTTGTTGTGCAGACACACCAACTTGACGATGTTTCGTATACCCCAATAATTCTGCTAATTCATTTTCTTCATAATAGAAACCACTTAGTTCATCAATTTTGTCTAGTGCATTTTCAATATTACCAAGTTTAGTTTTTAATCTATCATCAGAATATCCCGCAGTAACACCACCTGACGCACGAATTTCTCCGGTTATAGTACTGGCTGCAACACCAATGCCTAATGAGTTAAATTGAGTATTTGAAGTAGTAGCAATTCCTTGGGGAGGAGAATATGTAGCCGGTTTATTCAAAATCTGTGCGAGGCCGCTGGTAGCATTAAAATCAGCATTTACTGGCGCTGTTATCGTAGGTCTTCCAGACAAATCTCCGTATTCTCCAGTTGTTGCAACACTCGCTAAACCAGAAACTGCACCAGCACCAATTGCAATGCTAGTTGCCGATGCAGCTGTGACTCTACCTTTTGCATCTACTGTAATTGTAGGAACTGCTGAAGCTGTACCATACGTTGTTGCGATTACACCAGAATCGGCCAATCGTGCAGTGTTTAATGTACCAGCAATAATAAAATTAGCATTTGTTGTATCTGTAGTTGCTGAGGCTGCTAATCCTGAAACTGCACCAGAAGCAATTGCGATTGCAACATTAGATGCGCTAGTTATTCTGCCTTTTGCATCAACAGTTACTCGACTAACACTTGAAGCTGTACCATACGTTGTTGCGCTTACACCAGAATCGGCCAATCGTGCAGTGTTTAATGTACCAGCAATAATAAAATTAGCATTTGTTGTATCTGTAGTTGCTGAGGCTGCAAATGTTGGATAACCAGTAATTTGTGCTGTTGTGATTTGTATTGGAACGTTTGCGGCGGATTTAATTCGACCTTTAGCATCCGTAACAATTGCAATAGCAGTATTTGTATTGCCTCTACCAGCACTTGCGGTTAAATCTGCTTGTGCTGGTAATCTTGCATCCGCCAAAGTACCAGAACCTAATTGGCTTGTATCAATACTGATGTTATTATTTCCCGCACTAACAATTCTACCCTGTGCATCAACAACTATTGATAAAGAAACTGAAGCACTACCATAATATCCTGATGTTACAGCTGTATTTGCTAGTACTGACGGCGTAATCTTTGTTGTCATTTAATTTGTCCCTTTAATGTTTCCATCTGAGCCTTTAATTCTTCAATTTCTTTTTCGGAATCAAGAACTCGCTGTGCAAGTTTTATACAAGCTACTAAAGCTGCATTTCCATATGCAACAGATAATTTACCTTCTGCATCTTCCATAATAGCGTGTTCAAGTAATGGACGCAAAGATTGTGCTGAAACACCAACTTGTGTAATCTCTTGGTCTGTACGGTCATAGATACCATGTTTAACTTCTGCAAGTTTATCGACAAAGTTTTCTGGAAGTTCACGCCAATTTTTCTTTACACGTTCATCTGAAAAAGCGGTGATATTACCAAGTACGGTTAAAGCACTAGTTGAACCTTTAAATAGAGCAATTTCAGTGCCTTTACCATTTCCGACACGAAAATCTCTAAAATAAGCAAGCGCATCGTTATAACCACGATAGTTGATCCACATATCAGCATCATTTGCCGCAGAACCAAATCCACTATTTAAAGTATTAGCGTTAGTTGGTGAAATATAAATGTTTGAAGAACCGTATAAAGAAGCAGCACTAATACCCCAATTGCCTGAAGCACCTGTTCCTGTCAGTGTTGGTGCATATGTATTGTAGTTGCTTGAATTTAAATATGTCACCCAAGCGCCATAAACTCCAGCACTTATGTTTCTGGTTCTAAGTGCGTTTGCATTATCTTCCCAACCCCATGCAACCTGTGTTCCCCATGCATTAGTTGCGTTGGTGTGTCTGAAATTCTCTTGGAACCACCATCCTGCGGTAGGAGCGTTAGTGCCTCCATTAACATCTCCAGCAATTTTCACACTACCAGCAAGAGTGTTTGTAAAATCTGTATTCCAATTACCAGAAAAAATTTGTGTTTTATTATTACTATACTCAGAATAAGTAGATGTACCACCATTAGCCGGTGCAGAACCTGCTGTTGTTGCATAACTAACACTTTTAACAGAGTCTGCTGTGTTATCAACGCTACCTAAACCAACCTCAGACTTTGTGTATGAAGGTTTTGCAGCTGTTTTTGCCCATGCATATACGTCTGTTGCTGGTGCTCCACCCGCTGTTGCAGCATAACTAACACTCAATGAAGTGGTTTGATATGTACGTAGGTTTGCACTGGTGCCTGTATCAATTGATCCCAAAACATAAGTTGGACTTGCTGTAACTTTTTCATGTGCTGAAGTGTTAATATATTTAACACTTGTGTTGCCCGTTGCATCTGTACGAACAATAGTATTTGCACTTTGGTTTCTTCCCTCACTACCGTATGCTTGTACAGATAAACCACCAGCTGTAACTGCATTTCCATCAATAGATACACCACTTAATGTTTGTGAAGCAGATCCACGATTCAATGCAATTCCAGTTGTACCCACATATACTGTGGAGTTCGCAAGTGTTGTACTTGGAATTGTACCAAGAGATAGTTTATTCGCAGATAACGATGTTATAAATGATGGATTCGCATAATCCACTGTTGAATATAAACCATTTGTTACTGTGCCTGCATTACCTGTTATACTCTGTGTAACTGTATAACCCGCATTTGCTCTTGCCGACACAAAACTGGTTGTTGCAAAAGAAGTGTTTGAGATTGCAGTTGGCATAGTCAAACCAATAACATCTCCAACGAATGTACCGCCACTTTTTGGCATCTTTCTAGATTCTATGTCATCAATCGCAAGTTGAATTGTGGTTGCGCCTGCGTCAATAGAACCAGTTCTTGGTCCGTATGTGATATTGTTTGCATAATACTCATATGTTGTATAACCATCAACTTCAACTAAAATAGTATCACCAGTATAAGGTGCTGTAGACATTGTAACTTTTGGCAACAGTGGGTTGCTGTTGTTTAGTGTGTATTCAGATTCTAATTGTCGAACACCGTTGATGTATATTCTTACTTGGTTTGCTTGACTGAACGTTGGTGTTGCGAACAGTGTTGTCGTTGAATCGCCCGAATATGACAATCGACTTGATGTTATTCTTGTACCAGGTGTTGCACCGCCGCCACCTCCCGTGCCGGCTGAAGTCCAATAGTAATTACCTGCGCCGGCAGTTGCAAGAACATAACCAGAAGTACCTGCACCTCCTGTTGCAGCTCGAACCATATTGTCAAATGATGATGATAGTGAGGTGTAACCTGTACCACCATATGGTGCAGTCAAAGGACTTGTTAATGATAAAGCAGCAAAAGTTGGTGAAGCACCAACTTGTAAATCTTGTGAAGTGCTAACTGCAAATGTATTTGATGAAGTTGCATAAAAAACAATACCATTATTACTCTTAAGTGTCAATGAAGCATCAGTTGGTGATACAGAACCGGTTGTACCTTTAATTTGACTTGTTGCTGAATTTGCTTTGTTAAAAGCACTATTTGCGTGATTAAAAGCTGGTAGAATTTGTGGAGCAACATTGTTTGCCGCTTCAAATGAAGCATTAGCGTGTGCAAAAGCAGTATTTGCAAATAAACCACTGATGTTCTGTGATGTATAAGATGAATTGGCTCTAACAAAAGCACCATTCGCAAACGAATCTGCTGTATCAATACGTTCTTTTAAGAAAGTATTTGCTGTTTGAATGTTGTTATTTAATGTATTTGCAGCTGCTGAAGAAGCGGCTAAAATTGTACTTGTTGATGTTGTTGAACCACTGATTTGTTGTTCTGTAATGATTCTATAATAGTCGCCTACTGTTGTAACGTCTTTGATATCAAAATAATCTTGTGCCTCATTCCAACGAATTTGTGCATTTGCAAAAACGGAATTTGCTAATTGTAATGCATTATTTGTTCTATAAACAGTATAATAAGATGTTCGATTTGGTTGATTAGAACTTAAAATGAATTCATTTATGTTATAAACTGTTTTTCCATTGATAACAAAATTACCACCAACAGAGAAATTATTTTCTACCTCAAGACTACTAAAAAATGCTGAAGCATCATTTGCATCAATTAAATTTGTAACTGTAATAGTTGGTGTCCAAACAATATTATTTGCATATAATGTGTTTGAACGCACCGTATCAGAAGCAAAAGAATTCGTTGTGCGAGAATAGGTGTTTGCTAATAAGATATTTGTGGATGTTGTACCAGTAACAGACATTGTTCTGGTATTGGCTACACTATTTGCTTGTAATGTGTCTGTGTATGTGGTGTTGAATATTGATATACTTGCAGTATTAACTGAACTATTTGCTTGTAATGTGTCGGTGAATGTTGTACCAGTAACAGACATTGTTCTGGTATTGGCTACACTATTTGCTTGTAATGTGTCTGTAGATGTTGTATCAGTAACAGACATTGTTCTGGTGTTGGCTGAAGTATTAGATTGCAAACTATTTGTGAATGTCGTACCGGTGACCGACATTGTTCTGGTATTGGCTGAAGTATTTGCTTGTAATGTGTCAGTAAAAGATGTTCCTGTCACCGATAATGTTGTTGTATTTACTAAATTATTGGCTTGTAATGTGTCAGTAAAAGATGTTCCTGTCACCGATAAAGTTTCTGTATTAACTGTAGCATTAGCTTGTAAAACATTTGTAAAAGTATTACCAGTTACAGATAAAGTTTCTGTATTAACTGTAGCATTAGCCTGAACACTATTTGCATATAGAGTCCACATAATACTTGCATTAGAAGTGTTTGTTGAACTATTTGCTTGCAAAAAATTTGTGTAAGTTGTATTTACAACAGACAGAATTGAAGTATTTACAGAAGTATTAGATTGCAAACTATTTGTGAATGTCGTACCGGTGACCGACATTGTTCTGGTATTGGCTGAAGTATTTGCTTGTAAAACATTTGTATGAGTTGTACCACTAACCGATGCTTCTGCGGTAAGTATTTCATTATTAGACTTTAAGGTTTGTGTCAACACATATGTATTGGCTTGCACATAATTTGTGTAAATTGAACTATTCGCAACAGCAACATCGGTTAAAATGCTAGTGTTGGCTTGAAGTTTATTTGCATAAACACTGTGTACAATAGATGCGCTTGTTGTATTAACTGTATTATTTGCTTGTAGTGTTCTTGTAATTGTTCCATAAGAAACTGCAACATTACCACCAATTACTGCATTATTTGCAACAATAAATGAGTTACCTGAACCTAAAACTTCTAAAGTTTTGCCAACATTTGCATTGCCGGTTGTTGCAAGACTTAATGTTGAATTTGTGAAATAAGCTTGACCTTGTACATCTAAATTTTTCTCTATTAATGCGTAGGAACCAATACCTTGTACTATCAAAGCCTTCTGTACAATTACATTACCGTTTGACTGTAATGCACTTTTTGTTGATTCTGAAAGATATAATGTACCAGAATCTTTACTGTAATCGTCTTTACCTAAAGTGTTATTCTCAGCAATCAAAGCATCTGTCGCAACCATCCAATCACCGAATGTGTTGGCATAACTTAATGTGGTAACTGTATTAGCCATTTTAACCTTTTTCTAATAGTTTTATTATCAAACTTTTTATTTCCGTCAAATCTTCTTTGAGTTCTTTAATTTCCGATTTAACATTATTTATTTCTTCTTTTTGAGACTCCAATAATCGGCGCCTGTTTAAGTACGTTTCCAATCCATTTTTATCTTGGTTTATGATTGCACCATTTCTGGTATCTCTAACCAATTTTGTTCCTTCAACTCTCAAATATGTCATATTTAACCAAGCACACTATTGATATTTGAAGGTAGAGCAATACATCTCATATCTGTTAGGAATGGTACAGACGTTTTATCATTAGTTACTAAAACAATTTTAATTGCAAACTGATTGAATGCATTATATATTTGGCCATTATTTGTGGATTGGTAAGAAATATATCCTTGGTCAACACCGCCGGTACCTGGAGCAAACGTGAATTCATTCAAATCATCTCTATTTTTAGAAAATAGTGTGTTTGAATTTTTTGTCTTAGTCATTAATTGCCAAGAACCGTCATCGAAACTTTGTGTGTCGTTTCTATTTAATATTTTATAGTATACCAATATATCAGTATTAACTGGACGATATGCTGATATATACACACTCAAATCACCTGAGTCAAATCCTGCATCCAGTACAACTTTCTTAGTTATATAACGTGTTGCTGCTGGCCCACCATTTTTTGATGTTTCTCCAGCAATAATTGCGGATGCACCTGATGCAGAACCTGATTCAGTAACAATTGAAACCGTAGGTGTTTCAATGTATCCAGAACCTGTATTTGTAAAGTTAATTTCCGTAATTACACCACCAACGATAACTGGTGTGACATAAGCTTGTTGTCCGTTTTGACCCGTTGGTGCAGAAATGGAAACTGTTGTGTTACCTGTAGCGTATTGGGTACCACCAGAAACAATTGCAATTAAACTGTTTGATAATTCACAATTATTAATATTGTATTGTATTGCAAATAAAGATGTTCCTGCATCAGACAACATAGGAGACACTGCATCATCATCTGAAGATAATTGTGCATACAATGAGAATGATGTGTCTGAATTTGCGTTCAACAATCTTTCACCCTGGTTATCATCCAAATGAATGTGGTCATACATTGTTGTTCCATATTTACCTGGATTGATGTATTCTGCACTCGTTGAAGCACCGGTCTGTAATGTTGCACTATAATTATAATTAATTGAAGTTGATGATGGTATAAAATCTGTTGTTGTTACATTAAATGCATCAATCAACGAATTAGTGTTTGTAACTGATCCGGTAGTATTAGTCATATTATTTGCATTACTGTAATAATCGACTTTATTTTCCAACAATGTTCTTTGTGGTAATTTTTTAGGAACAACCATTCTAATAGTAGGTGTTTTAGTTTTATCGAATTTAGCACGTTCAATCGTAAACATCATGCTTTGATTTTGGTCTGCGGTCCAAGTTTGTGAATTCTGTGATAAGAACAGAGCACCAATATATGGTGCTGCAGAAATTTTTGTAATTGAACTTGGATAAGGATCAGTTGAAAGATTCTTAACAGATGATGCTAGTGCTGTGTCACCATTTGATGCTGTCCATAAATTATATTCATTTGAAGGAGATTTTACAATAAATGAATATAGTGTTCCGGCCTGAATATAAACTGGCGACTTGAATAAAAATTCTGTATAAGTTGTTGAATCTAGATATTGTGGTGTATCAGAAATTTTTATCTGAAATCCAGGTAAAGTAACTATTGAATTATCCAATGTTACACCATTTGGATATCCGTTTAGTGTTCCAACAATAGAAAGTGTTACTGAAGCAGCATCTGTTGCTGGTTTTGAAGAAAAGAATAATCTAATAGAAGATATGTATGCACCATTGGGGTAATTTGCTTCATCGATAATAAATGTTTGTGCAACAGGATCATATGGTGTATAGAAAAAACTCTTAGTTACTTTTGCTTGTGTAGATTGAGTTACTACATCTCTCTTATTTACTTGTGTGAAAGTATCTTTTGCGCCTGCTGGAGATGCACCAAAATCAATATTTTGTTTATTGGTTTGCAATCCTTGTGCATAGAAACTACCCTCTGCAAATGTTGTTATTGTTCCTTCATTACCGTTTATACGGTTATCCATGCGAAACACTCTTGTGCCTGTATGGAATGTATTTGCTGGTACAGTAAATATACCATAGAAACTACCTTCTTCATTGGTTTCAAATGTGCCAATAGAATAAATGTCATTTACTGCACAAGTTATCGCTGTACCTAATGTTGCAACCTTTGTTTCTCCGTTATATGCAGTAATGGCTGCGTAATATCCTTGGCCAGTCCCTGAAGTTACATATAAAGTTTGGCCAACATAAGTTGTATTTGAAGTAGTTGCTAATGATGAAAGTGTTATTGAAGTTGTACTACCAACAGTTCTAATTAGTCCACCAGAATGTGTTTGACTATTAAAGGTTCCGTAAGCTGTTCTATTTTGATAAACACCATCACCATTGAAGTTTGCATTTTGTAATATAAGTCCGTTGTGGTATGTGGTTGTTTTTCCATCACCAGCAACATACAATCTCATGTTGTTTGTGGTTGGATAATCATATATTCCAATAACAACACCTGTTGGTGTAAATGTTCCGGATGAAAAATAACCAATAACATCATTTTGTTCAAATGTTCCAGTAACATTGGTTAATTCAATAATGTTTGTTTTTCTCACATAATTATCAACACCGATGGTATCAAAAAAACTAAAGACTTGAGTTTTATACAACATGTTTGTTGCGGTAATTGCAATTTCTTGTTTTCTCATCCAAGGAAGAATACTGATATCTGTCACATATCCATTATTCAAAGAATATGTATTGTCCAACTGAGTATATTTACCTAATAGGTTATTTTGAGTTTGGTTGGCAACATTTGTATAAGTTGATGTTGTTGTTGTTTCCGTTACACGTTCTGTATATCCAACATTATTACCAAATGGACCATTAAAAGCACCATGGTTCGGAACATTTCTGGTAGATGAACCTGTTACAGCAGAAGTTGTTTTTAACAGAGTGCTTGTTCCAGACACTGTTTGCCAATCACCAGCACTCAGTGTATTTATTGTGTCTGAACCTTGCCATATGTGTAAATTAGGATCAGTAATCAATAAAGAAGGTGAATATGTTGTGTCAACCCAATTATCAACGTTTGGAGATAAAGATATCGTACCTTTTGCGTTTGAGACAGAGAAAGGATTTAAATTAACTTTTCTACTTGCTAATCTTTGTGAAGCCATATTTGTTGAAGTGTATGGCAACATAAAATAGTTTGTAAATCCATCATTGCTCCTATAAAAATTCAAAGAAGAAATATAACTTGGTGTTGCATTATTCAGGCTATAAACCAAAGCCAAATTCTTCAATGGATAATTAACTACTGTTTGGCTCGCAGTCATTCGTTTTGTTCTGCGATTAACAGATGCACTAAAATCTGTTATATTAGCATCCGAAGCTGAATAACCAGAGAAATCATCAACCATAATACCATTTTTAAATCGATTTAATCCATATGCATCAGAAATTTGCAATGAGTTGGCGTTTTGTTCTAATACATTAAGTGCTGTATAATATTCGATACGATTAATTCTGTTGTCTAAACCAGCAATATCCGACATTGTATAACGGCGATGTTGAGTTTGTTCAATAGACAAGTCTGATAATCCAGATACTAATTCTGTTGGAACATAACTTGTATAAGGTCTATGTGTGATAGTTGCAAGTACTAGACATCCATCTGGTTCATTTGGTAGTAACGGATTTAGCGAAGGTGATCCTTCAATAATCTGCAACGATTTATCTTTGGTTAAAATTAATTTATCTTTACGGCCAAGGTAGTAAGAATAATCACAAATGAAACTAGATGAGTCAACAGGTGTCAATGCACCAAATCTTGTATCAGAAGGATTAGAATAACGGAAAACAAAATTTGCTTGAGCATTTTCTCTTGCTGGTCTAAAATCCAAACAATCTCTTAAAGAATATGTTGTACCATTTTTACTGGTGTATGTTGGAATTTCTCTATAATCATCTGGTGAATTTGAAATATCAATATAAGACCTTTTATTAAAATAACCATCACCACCCGAGTGTTTGTAATAGTCTACCAATACTAATAAATTACCGGCTGGTTTTGCAGCGCCAGGCTTCAATGTAATTGAAGCATGGTCATAATAACCATCTCTTTGTCCATCATCAAACAAATATCTAGTTGTAACATCATATGTTGAATTAGTAAACATGGATGTTATTGGTGCTGTACCTGAATCTTTGGTGTCAATAATTTTCCAAATTCTTTTTACATCGGAAAGATATAGTGATTGGTTTACACCTGGATTTGCAACACCAGCTTTTTGTATGTAAATTTGACCGGTAGAAGAATTGCCATCATCAACATAAGTATAGGTATTTACTTGTGTTCCTCCAGTGGCCACAACAGTATTTGCATTTGCACTAACTAAATTTTTGATTTTTAAAATAACGCTGGAATTTGTTGCAACCGGTATAGTAGCTTTATATAAAATAGTTGCTGTGAATGCTGTTAAATCAGATGTGGTTGTTGTTAATGTTGCAAGTGATAAATCTGAATTCAATGCAATACTTCTACCACTTATTGTCCAAGGAACAATATCACCAACATCAAATTTGCTGTTTGAACCTTTAGATGTTACTATAATTGTAAAATTTTCTTCAACTAAATCAGAAGTAAGTGTGGTGTTTTCTGTTCCTATATGTTTAATAAGACCCAAATAACTTCCTGACAAAGGTAATGTAGCAGACAATGTGCTACCAGAAACACCAAAAGTAACACTTCGACTTTGCAAATAAGTTGTATAAGATGCATCGGTAATATCGGAAACATATGGCAAACCTATAGGAAAAACTAATTCCGGTTTACTTGGATTTTCAAAAATAGTATCACCTGATGTTAAACTATTTTGTTTTCCATCATCATCAATTTTTGCTTTACCGTATATTGTTGCTGGATAAGAACTAGTATCAGCCTGTATTATACTTTCAATATCAGTTGTGTCAAAATTCAATACAAATGCTGATGTGGCATCTGGCGTTACACTCCAGGATTTATTTACTGTTGCTGTTCTTGTTGAACCAACATAACCTATAATTGTTCTTGTTTCACCAGAATTTGTTCCTGATGTAATTGAAATGTCTACACCAACATAAGCATCATTAACCGAAGATGTTTTTCCATTTGTTGCTGGTAAAACAACAGCAATAGAGTTTGCAGAAGTTAATAGACCACTTAATGCTTGGTTTTGTAAGTCGTATACAAAAGCTTTATAAATGTATGTATTGGCATCAGAATTCGTTGGACTACTTTGAAAATCTAAGCCACGAATATAACCCTTGGCCACCAACGTTGAATTATAAGTTGAGGTATTTGTCGTAACTACATTTGGTGCAGTAACACAGTGAAAATCCGCTGTGTTTGATGTGGTTACATCAAATGTTTTTGCATTTGCACCAACAACACCAGAAACAATAAAATAACTACCATAATTCAAAACTGTTGTATCATTGTTTATTGATGATGTTGTTCTAGAACGATTGGAAGTAATATTTAATGGTGCTGGATTCTCCACACGATAACCACGAACATATGCAAGGCCTTTGCCAACATTCATTATATACTTATCATCATCATCATCATTAACTTTAGGTGTTAATTTGAAATCTTCTACAATATAATCACCATTAGTTTCATAATCACGTTTAGCAAAATAATCATCAATGACTGCATAAACAGAACCATCGACCATTTTAAAAACATTACCATCCTCAACACGAAGTAACTCAACGAACAATTGGTCATCACCAAAATATAGAGGTTTAGTAGTTAATGTCAAACTAATTAAATACCTATCTGCACCTGGAGCTTGGTAATTAGATGCTCCCACAGCTGGATCCAATAATGATGAGTCATTTGCAAAATCATAAATGGTTTCGGTAATTTCCAAACCAACACGTTTAGAAGGTGTGTTGTCATATTTACCTAATATGATTGTTGTTGGTTCAATCTGTACAAAATTACCAAGAACGAAGAAAACACCTTTTGCAATAGAAACTACGGAAGATTGTCCAGTTGACGAATTTGTAATTGCTTGACAAGCTTTGTTGGAATTTACATCAAAGATGACATCATTGTCTGTAAATTGTGTTCCTGATTTATATACAACAATCAAAGTTGGTGGATCACCTTCTCCAGCTGTGCCTGTTGCAACAGCTGTTGCAATAACTCTTGCTACAACTGTTCCATTTGCATTTGTTAATAATAATCCTTCAAAGTCTGCAACATCTATAACAACACTATTGTATGTTGATTGTAATTTTATATAATAACAATTAAAATTTGTGGTAATTTGACCACCAGTAATTGGAGAATTTTCTTTGAATATATTATTTGCAAATTTGGTAATTTGATCTTGCAATATTGTTTGAGCCTGTGTTAATTCTCTGGCCTGTACCGCCTTACCTGGTTTAAATAGAATTCGATGAAAGTTTTTCGCATCATCGAAATCATCATAGTAAGGATCAACGTTAAAATTTAAAGCCATTTTTTTCCCTTAGTAACCTAATACAAATTTAAATTGTTCGATGCCATCAACACTTCTCTGTACACCACTCCTATTTTCAATGTACGACAAATAACCCGAATGAATTGCAAAATTTGGAGTGTTATAAGACAGTAATGTTCTTGTAATTTTTGAATTCAATCCAAATATTGGACCATTTTCTGATGGAGTTCCAGATGTATTTATTAGCTTAATTATATTGGAACCAACATCAAAACTCAAAACAGTTGCAGTAAATGATGGATTGGTAGATGAACCTTGATAAACAACTTCATCCATACTAAAACCAGCGTCAGCACCAGGCGCCACAACGATATTTGTTGTCGTGCTATAAATTGATCCGTTAGCATAAGTTGGATTAGATTGTCTTGTTGTCGGATTTATTATTAGTCCTAATTGATGAAAGTCAATGTCTGTTGGAATATAACCACTCTCATTGCCTTCAAATTGGCATGTTAACATAATGTGGTCGCATCCTAGTTCAGAAATTGGATCAAATCCATGGCCACCGACTGGTGATGTTGCAACAAAAAGTGATGAATTGCCACCAAGAGTAGAAGTTATTGATGCATTAGCATAAGTGTAATTTGAACCAGAATTGGTAACAATTATATCTAGTATTGAACCACCAGAAATATTTGCGGTTGCAGCCGCACCAGTTCCATCTCCTGTTATTGTAACATACACCACAGCGTTACTAGGATCGTAACCTGACCCACCATTAACAACATTGATAACATCTAGACTTCCTATTCCCGCAGTGGTAACCAATGGATTTGGTGTATTTGATCCAATTGCCACTGGAATCCATTCATTATCCATAAATTTTAATTTTAAACCAGTGTCGATAGTATATATAAACTTCCATTTATAACCATCATCACCTTTGAATATTTTATTCGCACCGTATGTACCTGGTTCAAAATATGGTTCTAATGTGGAAGGTTGTGTATTGTTATTCCATAAACATTTGAATACTTGGTCATATTTATTTTTAACATAAAAAGTTTTTCTCAAAAAACCATTTACATCTTTTTCAAACATATCAATTTCATCTGAAAAATAATCGTATGTTACACCAGAAGTCCAATCCACCCTTTGTATGACTGGAGCTATGTCATTAGGTTTTAATTGTTTTACTACAAATATATTTTTAAATATTTGTTTGATTGATTTTAAATCTGTTGTTGGTACAGGAGGATTCACATTATCCGTCCAAGGCAAAGGTTTTGCCAAGAAACAATAATAACTGTTTATTGGTTCGGTTAGATTTGGTGGCACAACAGCGACCGTCCCATAGTACATCATCTCTATTTGAGAAACTTTTGAACCGATTGTGAGAGTATTTTTATTTGTCATGATTTATTTATCTGTCATTATGAACTATAGGCGAAATATATGCCTGCTGTATTAGCAATATTAATATTACCAATCATTGATCCATGAGCGGAACAACGATACTTGTAATTGCCAACAGATGTGTGTGGAATTCTCCATAATAATAATCCACTTGTTTTACCTTGTGCGGCTGATCCATAAGAAATTGTTCCTGTAGGTGAAATGTGAACTAATCCTGTGTCAAAGTCAGCACTATTATCACCTGTTCTAATATGAAATGGATGGGATGCAGAAACAGAAGCTAGATTAAATCCTAAAGTTGTAGCACTAAAAGTTGATATATTAGGATTGTTTAATCCTGTATATTGAGAAAAAATATAAGCTGAGGATCCGCTTGCAGATACATCCAACACAGTCGTAGCACTAAATGTTAATAATATATTTGAAGTAGTATTTGCAAAGTTAAAGGCTGCTTGTGCATTTGTTGCTGCTGTGTTAGATTTATCGAAAGCACCATTAGCGAATGATGCACCAGAATTGGCTGTTAAGAAGGCACCATTAGCGAATGATGCACCAGAATTGGCTGTTAAGAAGGCACCATTAGCGAATGATGCACCAGAATTGGCTGTTAAGAAGGCACCATTAGCAAAAGATGCTCCCGAATTTGCTGTATCATATGAATTGTTGGCTTGTGTTCTAACCCAAGTATCGGTACCACCAGTATTTGCTTGAGCATAAGCTGCATTAGCTCTATCAAAGGCACCATTAGCAAATGAACCTGCTGAGTTTGCCTGTTCATAACCATTATTGGCTGTTACAAAAGCACCGTTAGCAAAAACTGCACCAGAATTGGCTGTGTTGTATGCATTATTAGCTTGTATTCTTACCCATACATCCGAACCACCTGTATTTGCTTGAGCATAAGCTGCGTTAGCATGAGCATACGCTGCGTTGGCAAATATGGCTGCCGAGTTTGCTCTTAATGGTAACCAAGCCGCTGAACCGCCTGTGGCCAAATCTAAGGCAGATTGTGCAACTGTAAAAGCTTCTTGTGCAATTGGTTCAATAACATCCAATCGACCTGCTTGAGTGCCCGCCAAACTAAATGCAGAATTTGCTTTGGTCCATCCAGAATTTGCAGAAGTGAATGCACCATTAGCAAATGATGCAGCAGAGTTAGCTGTGTTGTAAGAATTGTTTGCCTGAGTTCTTACCCACACATCAGTACCACCCGTATTTGCTTGATCATAAGCTGCGTTAGCATGAGCAAAAGCACCATTAGCAAAAGATTGTGCAGATGTGATGTTTGTATTTTGTGTTAAATCAACACCTTGTGTAGTTATTGTGTTAGATGAAGCGCTATTGGCCACCAAGAAAGCGCTGTTAGCAAAAACTGCACCAGAGTTTGCAACACCATAACCTGAATTTGCCCGGTTAAAAGCTCCGTTGGCATTTGTTGCAGCCATCACTGATGAATTGGCTGCTGTGAAAGCACCGTTAGCAAATGAAGCTGCTGCATTAGCGGTTACAAAAGCACTGTTAGCAAATGAAGATCCACTATTAGCAGTTACAAAAGCACCATTAGCGAATGAAGCAGATGAATTGGCTTTGTTGAAAGATCCATTAGCAAAATCTGCTGATGAATTGGCCGTTATAAATGCACCGTTAGCGAAAGATGCGGCCGCATTAGCGGTTTCGAAAGCACCATTAGCAAATGAAGCTGCTGCATTAGCAGTTACAAAAGAACCATTGGCGAATGATGCACCAGAATTTGCTTGGTCATAACTTGAATTGGATCTTAAAAATGCACCATTAGCAAAACTTGCTGATGACGTTGATGTACTAGTTGCGGATGTGTTTTGTGTTGTGCCGTCTGCGAAAATTAATGGTTTCTTCAGTAATTGAAAACCATCAGTAGACAGTTGTGCAACATAATCTGTATTTGATGTGCCACCAGCAATAAATTTAATCGTTTTACCTGTTGTTGCAGTACCAATTACTAAATTACCACCTGCATCACCGGAACTATTACCCTGTGAATACAAGTAGGTGTCTAAAGGTAAAATTGCACCATAATCAACATCATTATCAGTGGAACCAGCAATACCGAAATCACCATAGTAAATTGAATCTGTTCCGTTATTAGCTGTTACAACAAAATCTGATGAACCAGAACCATTTTTATTTTGTAGATTTATTTGCAAATAATTTTCATTATTTCCAACAAATTGTGCAACAGTTCCAGGAAATGTAATTTGGTTATTGCCCACATTTAATGGTGTGTTTGCATATAATACATCAGCAAGAACCTTTGCTGTAAATCGGCCAGTAACACTTGTGGATATATCAATACCAACTAAAATAGTATTAGATGTGTTACTACCTAAACTTGTTAAAATTGGTAGTTGCGAAATTTTTACTGTTGACATTGTTTACCCCAATAGGATTGTTCTTCCATCTTCCGTTAATAATGATTCGCCAACTTCTGTGGCAATCTCTGGTATATATTGTAGCCCAATTGGACCTAATATCTTAATTTGATTTGACGATACGGCGCTATTTGCAATGAATTTTCTTTTTACAGAAAGTATTGAATTTTCATTTACAGCCAAATTTGTTGTTAAAACTAATTTATCATTCAAATAGTCTACTGTTTGAATTGTGTAGGTGTTACTATTCACTTGAACAGAATCACCACCGTAAACAATATCCTTTAAAGGATAACTTGTATTACTGTAAACTCCATTATTTTCATAATCAAATTGGCCCGTCAGTGATGTAATATTTAGTGTATTGGTACCAGAGGTGCCACTAACAACAGCTACATTCCCAAATGTTAACCATACATTACTTGCGATTGTGATGGTATTGGCTAAGTTATTGACTCCGGTTACCAATGATTTGATACTTCTACCACGATCCGATGCAATTTCTATAATAGTTTGATTTGGGAATATAAATGTTTCTAAATTTGCACCAAGGGTATTATTAAATTTAATAATATTATTACTCTTATTGGTAAAACTGGTATTAATTGTTAATACATCAGATACATAGTTACCGAGATAATAAGCTAATGCTTTACCGCCATATAATCCTTCTTGTGAATTATAGAACATTTTATTATTAGATTTTAATGCATAACGACCTAGCACTCTTGTGCCTGTTGGATGTAAAAGATTCAATAATACATCTTTATATTTTGAAATTTCTTTTTCTAGTGTAATTTGATAGGTAAAATTATTATACTTATCACTTTGTAAAACATCATAAGAACTTGGTTGTCCTTGTGTCGTTAGATATTGTCCTTCACCAATAACCAAACCATTCAAGAAAGTTGCATTTGCTTTTGCTGAACCATCACCGTAATTTATAACACCATATTTGTTATATTCTCTTGTGTATAACGTTTGATTTCCTACGGCATCAAAATAATTATAAGTTCTTGCGAATTCTGGATAAGCAGAATTTCCCATTTTATAATTCAAATCTCTTTCATCAATTTTTAGTATCAAATCAGGATTTGGATTAGTATTGTAGTTAAATACTCTCAAATTGAAAAGTGATAATTCAGAATTTGCATCAGTTGATAAACGGGATACCGAATTAACTTTTGCTACATATGTTGAAAGATTTATTGATGGTCCTTGATAGACCACATCATCTTTACGTGGCAAATTGCCAATTGAAACATTTGAAACAACGATATCTTGTACTTTTAATGATATCGATGGTCTACTTTCATAATCTTGTCCATAATCTAAAATGTTTACTGTAGTTATTGAACCAACTCTATCTACAACTAATGAGAATGTTGCACCTGTTCCGAGTGTTCCAGGAACAAACAATTCTGCGCCAGATGCCTGTGCATTTGCTGATTGTATTGTTAAACCTGGTATATATTCATTTACATAACCCATTCCGCCTAATGGATATAGAGGATAAGGATAACTCGGATCAAATGCATATTCTGTAGCTGTGATTGCGCCGTTCGCATCTACAGATTTTACGTTTGCGTATGCTCCACGGCCGGTGCCGCCAGTAATGATAATTCTATCATTTGCTTCATAACCTACACCGCTCTTAAAAATTTGAATTGGTCCTAATATGCCTAGAGTCGCCAGATCACCATAAGAAGCAAAAAATTCATCAGCCGAATCGTCTGTTCTATATGTTGATATGGCTTGCACTTGAGGGAGTTGAGAAATTCCACCACCACCGTTTTCAACAATAATGGATGAAATTGGAAAAGTCGAGAAACTAACAAATGAAAATGCGTTAGCTAATGTGGTGTTTGCATTTGCTGTCAAGGTTTTTGCAAAATTATATTGTGCATTACCTATGGTAATATTCCTTTTAAAACCTATAATGTCTGTTGGTATAAAAGAAACATTTGCAATCGCATTACCAACAGAAGAAGCTGTTCTAATGATTGCATTAGATGCTAAATTATTGGATGATTGTACCGATGCTGTGATGCCAACAATAGCTCTTGCGTTTACGCTTGCGCTGTAAGTAATATTTGTTATGGTACCATTTGCATTAACGCTGGAAACATATGCAATTGCAGCATCATCATAAATTACCGAATCGTTAATTTTATAACCTTTACCACCATTTACGATAGTGAATGAAGGAGGTAAAAATGGTGATATGGAACCAACATTAGCTTTTGCACCTGCTGCTCCTGTTATTCTAATTGTTGTGTTTGGTTTTGTTGAATAACCAAACCCACCATTTACCATATTGATGCGTTGAATAGAACCTTTTGTAGTTTCTCCAACAATCGCTGTAGCACCAATTGGAAAAGGAACATTTGCGTTTAGACCATCATAAACAACAATTGGATCACCTGGTTGGTATAATTGTCCTCTGTTCGTTGAATTAATTTTAATTTGACTAATTTGGCCAAGAATTTTAGCACGAAGAATTGAACCATCAAATAAAACATCTTGATTGTTATTATCAACAATTCGTACAAATTCACCAGATTGAAACAATCTTTCTATATTGGAAATGAATATTTCTATTTTATCACCAACAATTACAGCACTTTCTATTGTTGCAATAGATTTAGATTCTTCGCCAAAAATTCTATAATTTTTAGTTTGTAAAAAATTATCATTGTTTGATAGTAATTTTAAACTTTTTGCAATATACCATGATCCTGCGGATGCTTTAAAAATTGCATCCTTGGTGTAAAAAATATCAACTTCTGAATTGTAGAGAATACGAAACAAGAATTCATATGAAGCTGGTGTGCCTTTAGATTGATATAGTTGTTTCGCAACTTTTACTGTTTCTTGTTTACTTAATAATGAATCTTTTGGAAAATAAGGTAAAAAATCATTAGTGAAATAATCCAAAAATTCATTAGTAGTTTCATCAACATCTTTGTATGATAGTAGATTTTTACTTCTCTCCGATACTTTTCCAGTTTGTTCCGTCCATTCATAATAAGCTTGAACGAATCTGTGAAATTTGGCGTAATCCGGATTGTCACGAATATGTTCAGGTAATTGTTTAAGTACCTGAAGTGAGTTTAAATGACCATTTTCTATCATGTTGTTTTTGCAGTTATGTTAACAATAATTGATTGTGGATCAAATTCATCTACCGTAATAACTCTATTATATGATGAAGAAATGATTGTTGATGTTGGATTTGCGGTAACTGTTAGTAAACCCAAATCATTGTCAACATCTAAAAGTGAGAATGAGTTCAAAGTAACTATACCTAAATTATAATCTATTGTACCAATGTTACCATTGAATACTGTTTTTACATTTGTTGTATCATTGTAATAAGTTCTCAAAGTACCATATCGACCTTCAAGTGTAACACTGCCCGCACCTTGAGCACCAGTCGTATCACCTGAAGCACTTGTAATTTTTACTATAGCTGATGTGTAACCTTTACCTGCGGTTAACACTTTAATTTCTCTAATATTACCATTATTTGTTAATACCACTTCAGCTGTTGCGCCTGTTCCATCACCTAATATAGAAACAGATGGTTGATTTTGATAACCATATCCAGGATTTATTAAAGTAATAGATTCTACACCACCTGATGATGATGGAACTTCTTCAATATACAATCCTTCAATTCTAGCGGCCAAATTTAAAGGATTTCTATACACAACAGAAGGTGAACTTAGAATACCGCTCAAGAACATACCTTTCTTTAATGCTGTGCCGTAATACAATTTATATGTTGTTGGTGTCGTTAGGTTTGGATAGAATTTCTTTTGTACTTGTATACTTATTTCATTTGTAATTATAGATGAATCAACTGCATTAATTCTTACATTAAAATCAGATGCCTTAAATGTGGAATTAAATGTATTTAATGTTGTTTTTGCATATGAATTAATTGCTGACCTAATTGCGGCTTTTATTTGTCCTGATGAGGAGGTTGTTCTCGTTGGATCATATAAAACATTTGCAGTTATTTGAATGTATGTGTAATCCGGATCAACGAGAACCGGTTCTACTGTCATCATTGATATTGGTCTCAACACATCATTTTTTAATTTCAATTTTTGATTTTCTGTCATAGAGTAAGCACCAGTTGGTTTTACACAAACAAAAACTTGTCCATAAATTGGCGGATCATTTTCTTGGCCACCCCAAACATTGACTGCATCAAAAGAATAACCTAGGTTGTTTTGTTGAATCGCTGTGATGTAATCTTCTTTAGTGATTGCTCGACCTTGTGCTGCATAACTTTTTGGTGCTTGAAATTTAATTGAATCAATAGACTCTTTCACTGAACCTTGTGTTGTTGAAGTTACTGGAATTACGGCAGTGTTTCCATACCCACCAACTGTACCCATTAATACAAAATTGTTTGCACCAGTAGAACCTGTTCCTTTTGTTACAACATATGACACCCTAACAATGTTGCCATTCTTTAAAGATTTACCTAGCACATCATTACCAAAATAAATTTCATAGTAACTATTCATACCTTCTTGTAGAAAATATATAAGTGAATTATTATTCAACGTCAAATAATTCGAAGATGGAGAGTATGTTGTTGTGTAATTATTTGAAGAAGATTCTTGTACTGCAACCAAAAGTGTGGTTGTATCAATACCAATTTCAGGTAGTTTGTAAAGAGATTTTGGATTATTTGTTTCATCAACAGTGAAAGAATAGGTTACGGCTTGGCCTTGTTTTAATGTTATATCATTAAACTGTGCAACACCATTCACAACATTTACTGTTTCTGAATCTGTGTTAACAAAATTATAATTGACTCCATCAATATTTTCTGAAAGAAAGTTTGTATATTTTGGTAAAGTTAATGACGCATCAGTTACTTCACTAACCCTTAAATTAATTGTGGCTGAAGGAGCAATTGCAGATTTTGGTACATAATTCAGTAGTTTTGCTTGAGAAACAACAGAGTTTCTTTGTAATGCAGTATCCATAAACATTTCATTTGCGACCATGTTTAAATAATATGCATTATATTGTGTATTGTATGCCAAAACATCCAACAAAGTGGATATAGCAGAACCTTCATAGTCATAATCCTGAAGAACACCATTGTTCTTCATATAATCCTTTAAACTAGTTTTTATTGCACCAAAATCTAATTCAGTAATGTTGAAATTTGAGTTAGCACCTGCCATTTTATCTGTTTCTCTCTAAAAAAACTGTTACAGTAGTTGATTGTGTTGCATTTGCTATAAAAAATGTCATGGTAACATCATATGCATTTTTATCTGGATATGGTTGTACTGTAACATTTTTCAGATTTATTCTAGGTTCATAGTTGGTTATTGCAACAGAAATTTCTTTTTCCAATGCCGATGCAGTCATAAATGAGATATTTTCAAACAAAAGTGCATCTATATTTGATCCGAAGGCTGGGTTCCAAGGTTTTTCAAATTTCTTAGTCAATAATATGTTTCTGACCGAACGTATAATTGCTTGACTGTCATAACTCAAAGCAATATCATTCACTGTTGGCCTCTTGGCCATGGTGAAGTCTATGTCGGAGTAAAGTTTTTGTATGGTTGCCATCTTTTATTTATGTCTAGGAGTAAAACGCTTTTCTGGACTTTTGGATCTGTTGGAGAAAATTCTTAGGCCGGAACGTAAAAATTCAAAATTTTGGTCATTGTGCAAGCCTTGTTTTGGCCTTTTCTGTACCAATTAGATTGTTCATCAAATACTTTCCAGTCTCACCTAAATCAGTAAGTTTCTTGGTTTCATTATATCCACTAATAAAAGCCTTGACGTTGGTATAAAAAGTTACATCAGAAGTTCTTCTGTAATCCATATAATTGGTTAAATTTGTTATAAATGTATTGATTGTTGTTATCATTGAATTACTTAAATTTGATGATGTGATGATATGTCCAGTACTATTGGCCATTGGACCGATACTATTTAAAACACTAGATTCATATGTTATTAATGTATTACTATTTGCACTCAGCTGCGGTTCTATCAACAGACTGGTCATGCTGCCCATAATTGGTGCGCTGTTTATAACACCATCTGTTTGATTTGTAATGTATATTAGAGTTCTACCACTACCTAAAACCATATTCAGATAAGGATTAACCAGGTCTTCACCCTCAAAAAGAGTTACACCTGAGAGTCTATTTGTATGGTTTAACATTTCAACTGCCGAATTTACAAGGTTTGCTGCTGCAGCTGCAGTATTGGCTAAGTTGATCACACCATTTGATCCAACATTAGCCAATTCTTGAGCACTTGTCTTAATTGACAAGGCCACACTTGCTATTGGATTTTGATAGTAACCACCAAAATCTCTATTTGCGATATCTATTACCTGCCATGGCTCTACAAAGGCCGGCATAGAATTCATATGATCTTGTGTATCTGTTGATAATATCTGTATGCGTCCATTCGGGTCATCGAAATTATAATTGAAAGTTTGCCAAAGTATTGCTGAATTCGCTATTGTTGTCATAATTATGTTCCTTATACAAATAAACTAAATGGTGTTCCTGTTGCTCCGTGTGGTGCTGGATGCATGTGTGAATTAAATATATTAGAATTTATCATGTCAGACATTATTACTGACTTCAATATACCAATGTTACCTAAAGAAAAATTACCTATTGGTGCATTCATAGCTATGAATGCATTGACTGTTCCTAGTGCATTTATTTGGCCTGGAATTGCAATTGGTGATGCTGGTGTTGGGAAACCAGCGGATACACCACCACATGTGGTGAATCCATCTAAACCAGCAAACACACCTCCACCAAATGCATTACCAGCTGTGACTCTAGATTCTGCGGTCATAACATCCGCACTTACCATACCACGCACTTCCAAGTCTGATGATACCGAAACGTGGTCTGCTGCTCTTAGGAGCAATGTTCCACCAAAATTTTCAGATGCTGATAGTTCTACATCTCCATCACCTGAAATGACCAATGCACCTTTGGACCTAATACTAGTATCACCACCAACCAACATATCAAAATTACCACCAACTTGAACTCCTAAATTACCACCAACAGCTAGATGACAATTGCTGTCTATTTGTATGTTACAATTACCTGATATTCGGACTCCGTTATTTTGTACAATAATTGTGTAACCGTTACCAAAGACTTTGTGTACCTCGCTGCCATCAGGATGCATCTCAATGAATGTTCCTACACGATGAGATAATCGAATACGTTCTCTGGTCGGTGTGTCATCCATTTCAAGCTTGTGACCAGCTTCTGTTTGAGTAACATTATTGTATGGATATATTGGTTGATAGTCCGTGTTGGCCGCAGATTCGGGTTCTGTCCAGGCGCCTTCAACGAAAGGCATTTGATCTGAGTATATTGTTGTCATAATTTAAGGAGTTAAGGAGTTGAGTTACTAATTTCTTTGGGTAGTATACTTGCCGCAACACTATCGTTTGAAGGTAGCGTTGATTCATAAGCAGAAATTGTTTGATTTGCGGCATTCAGGTCTGCCTGTGAAACTGGAACTGCAAAACCGGCAGTAGCATAACCAGCAATTGTAACTGCGCCTACAGCAATAGCTGATGCTGTTTTAACTGTGGTGACTGCTTCGTTTATTGTATTTCTTGTTTCGGTAATAAGTGCAGCTGCACCTGTCGGATCTGATCCTGTTCCTAATTCGCTTAAGAAATCAGTAAACACATTTTTTACCAATTTTAAAAACTTAGCTAAACATTCAGCCAAAAGTTTTAATAATCTTGCAGGTAGACTTATGATCCATTGAATGATTGCTCTGATTTTAACTATGTATGCAAGAACATATTTTTGAAAATCGAGAACTTTTTTCAAATAATATTGAATGGTTTTCAACTCTTTCTGGATTGTTCTTAATCTAGCAATGATTGAAGTAAAAAAACCTGTTTTATCAGTAAACCCTAATGTTCTCATAACAAGACGTATGCCTTCTCTAATTACTCCAGCACTGGCTTTTATAAACTCTTTCAAATATACATTTTTACGCATCTCATCTATGAAACCACAAACGTGTGTTCTTTTGGTGTTTGTATAATGTGTTGATGTTCCGAATATTTTACCTCTTGCTGCAGCGGGAATTGATGGTGTACCGGCAATCCGCCCATCATTTCCGAATCTACCTGGAGGACTTAAATTTGCTTCAGCACACTGCGCTGGCAAATCTTTAGGAGAATCTTTTGGATATGTAAATTGTGATTGTGAAATGATATACGCTTGATATTCTTGTGCGGTAACTTCTGTACCATTGGGTAATGTAAATGCCATATTATCCTCCTGTGTCCGTAACTTCTGTGCTGGTTGCATATTCTGGTTTAACTATACCAGGTAAAACACCCATCATGATAGGCGCCTGTGCCGATTCACCATCCATAAAGAAACCAACAATCCATTCACCTAACATAGGTGAAGAAAAGGATTTCGAATTGTTTAATGGATACATTGGTAAGGCCCAAGGTAGGTCCTCTGTAGGCAAATTCATTTTGTTATCTGTGTGCCATCCAAAAATCCTGACACGGCACCTACCCAGTCCTAGTGGGTCTCCTCTAGACTCTAAAATTCCAACCCACCATATGAAACCATCTTTACCAATAAAATTATTCATTTAATCCTCATTTTATATTACCACTGACTGACTTGGATGTTTTTGTTCCATAGTGTTTTTCGCCAACTCCAAAACTGTTTGAAAAACACCTTGTGCTTGTATAATATGTCTTAACGCAGTCACAAGATATTTACCGGAATAGTATGTATCTTCGGTCACTGAATTACCTTCATTAATACCTAAAGAAGGTAATGAAACATAAATTATTTTTCCTACAGTTATATCACTATTGCCTGGAATTATAGCTTTCATTATTGTGCGGTTGGCTAATGCAACTTGTGCTATTCTATTTGGAATATATGTTTCTGCACGAATATCTTTTGCAACACTTTTTAGATCCTGCTTTATATAGTCTGTTTCGGATTGTGTTGAATTTCCTAATGCCAATTTTAAATTACTCTCATACATTTCTTCCGAATATTTATTAAATCTATTTAATGAGGTACCGGCAGAATCGTAACCACTTAAATCACCTTTAGTGAAATATGTTATCGTTTTTGTCCTTGTTATGGCGTCAATTGTAATCAATTTACTTGCATAGATTCCAGCACTTGTTGCACTTAATGAATCGAAAGTTTTTATAAATTCATAATCCAAAATGGTGAAATAGTTATCAAGTTGCACACCAGCTAAATCTGATGGTTGATACTTATATACTGCAAAAGGATTTTTATCAAACAAAGTTTTCAATGAGTTAAAATAGAAACCTTTTTTGGTTTCAAAGAATAACATATCGGCCCCTGCACCTTCAGCTGGTAAAGCATAATTAGATAACCAACTTATTGCTTCTAATGGTTTTAAACTTGGTATGACAAATTTATAGGTTCCGTAACTTTCCTGTATACCTTTAATTCTACCAATTTTCACACCCATACCTTGATTTTCATCATACAAAATTCTAGCAATCATGGTGCTTATATCCATTGCTTTGAAGGATCTGTTTATTTTTAATTGTTCTGATATAAACAATTCTTCAGAAGTGAAGTACATTGTGAAATGTTCTGAATTTTTATTACCTGTAGGTTTTCTATTGCCAATTTTGTATATTCTAAATTTTCTTTGATCTACTTCACCATCTGCAAATTTCCTGTATCCCATATCAAGTATTTCAGAACCATCTAATTTTAATTTTTCAATTAATCCAAGAGCATCCTTCAATATTACATTGCCTGAACAAGTAAATGAAAACAAGTCCTCAAATAGATTTAGTTCCACAAACATTAATTTGAGTTTGATAGATTGACCATTGTCAATAATAATATTAATCCATTCTAAACTAAAATCTTGTGCGTAATTAGCCATTTGTTTCCATCAATGTCATAAATTCTTTTTCCAATTGTCCAACATAATCTTTATTCAATAATTGTATACTTCTTTTAGATTCATTTAAATCATATTCATAATCAAAATTTGTAACTACTTTGGTCTCAATTAACATAGTTATATTTTCATTGGGTAAATTGTATGTATATGTTATTGAACCATTTATTAAAGTTTGTGATAAGGTTTGATACTCTTCCGTTGAAATTTCATATTCTTCTACAGTGGTAGTAATATCATTATCCGTACCAGATGTTCGATTTGTTGTGGTTATGACTTTTTCATAGTGGTGTAAATTGTTTTTGGTATTACCCAACTTAGATTCAATAAAACTATCAAATTTACTACTACTTAATGGCCAATCCCATTGTGGATCTATAATTTGATTTGAATATAATACTATCCAAAAACGATTCATGTCACCATAATATTTGTGAGCAACAATTTCGGGAGTGTCATCGTCTTTTATATCATATTGATAATAAGCGAGAACATTTCTCAAAATACTCGGAATAATATTGGCTCTAGTAATTAAATTGGTGTATATGGTGGATATATTATTATTATCTCTGTATAGAATTTTTGGTAAAGCTTTGAAATATTGCATTTTTAATATCCTTCCATGATTTCATCTCTACCAATAAGTGAAGTTTCTTGAAATTCAAGAGTCAATATTGTTTGTACCGGTGCACCATCCGTGTGAGTTGTCCATCCATTTGGTGCATAATTAACATCAATATTGTTAATAACGCATTTTTGTAATTTTGGTAAATGTTTATTGTGAGTGCCATTCATTCTAAAATCAATTTCAAAGAGTGCTGGTGGAACCCAAAACATATTTTTATTAAGACTTTCATTTCTTTTTGGTGCCGCATACATTCTAAATTTTTGAATTATTTGTTTAATTTGTTCAGCTTCAGCTTGTGAGTATGGAGTGAATGTAAAAGACATACTGAATTGCCTAAATTCAACACCCTGAAACAATACTTGTTTTTGTGGATTGAAAACATAACCTGCTCTATTCAAAGCAACCTGAACTGCGGTTTGGGGGCCACCAGTTCCATCACCAATAAAATTTGTTGCTGACTTAATCATATTTCCCAACAATGGTAATGTACCTAGAGCCGAAGCAACACTAGTACTATCATCATAAGCTATAGCAGATGATAAATTAAAAGCCTCAGGCATATATAGACTTATGTGACCAACATATTCTCCAGCTGGTTGTTTAAGAAAGCCACTATTTTTATCAATGAAACCTACACCAGTCACCAACGCATCAGTACCAAAATTCATGACTGACGTAACTGTATCTTTAGCGAATTGGAGACCAGTAGTTTCGTCCCATTTAGTTGTGAGCGCACCAAGTTTATCCTCAAGAACATCTACACCACCGGTTACAGCCTTTTTAAGTGTTGCTGTATCAGCTTTGCTGACAGCATCCATTACAGACGCAGCTTGTTGTTGAACTATATTATTCAATTCCTCCAATGTAACTTCTTTTATTTCATAAATTCGGAAATTAACAGAATGTGATTTCGTTGCACTTTCTAAGTCTCTTGGATACTTATACATGAATATTCCACCAACTTTATCCAAGTCTGATAGTGGACCATCAAATATCCCGCCCGGTATATTAATTCCGCCAATTGATGTTGGTATTGAGATTATTGCCATCGTTGTTTTCTAAAAAAGTGATATATACTATTTATGGCATATTCAGGACGATTTAAACCTTCAAACCCACAGAAGTACAT